ACTTCATTGAGGCTGGTGTATCTTGCGTTACCACCGCGGGTTCTGTCTAGATCCAATACTTCTTCAACACGTTCTATTAGATCATTACGCAGTGTGTCTATGTTCTTTCCATTGACATATCCTGCCAATTGAAATCGCACAATACTGCTTCTAATACCACGTCCGGAGCTACCCCCGGTCATTGATTCGTCTGTTCTAGTTTCATCTGCGGTGCTAATGAATATAGCTGGAAACTGTTGTCTACTCAATTTCTGAACTTCAAAGTGTTCTCTAGTAACCAATCCAAATCTAGGATCTTCACTGTTTAACAACACTTCAACAAGATTTTCAGCAATCAATTCACGCTTGCTCATGTTACCTCTGCAATTTCAGGAAGTTTTGCGGTTGGCGTTCTTCAACGCTGATGCTACTGTCCTGATCAAAGTCATATTCAACACCATCCCTAAGCACCAATTCAAATTCTTCTTGGTAGCGTTCGCGATAGTATTTCATCATTTCAGCAAATCTATCACCATCTGGTTCAAATTTGCTCAGTTGTGGTAGGATGTAATAGGCAAGGCAATGGAATACTGCGGTTCTTGTAAACTGTGAGAGTGTAAGCCACTCATAATCCATTTCAACTGGCACAATCACGCTAATATCGTGTCTAATACGATTTTGTTGTGTTGGCCACCAACGAATTCTCAATTCACGAAGAATATCCTCTTGAGTTTTGGCATGAAAGCTGTCAAACTCTTGGATACCATAATCATACAAGTCTGGAAAGTATTCCAAAATGTCTGCATCAGTGCTCATTGCCATTGCCTGTTACTCCCGATTAAGCTATTGAACTATCAGCGATAATTGCACAACCATATTGCTCATAGTTAGCGGCAACACCATAGTGCATTGAACCTGTGATACGTGTTCCCACATATTCTAGGTCTCTTTGTGTTTCAATCAATAAATCGCCAATTTGAGCAAGTGCTAGAGCATCTCTGTGGAATAAGCCACCTGTGTATTCTCCGCCTGTGCTGTCTTCTCCAATGTTTGCTGATTCAAAAACTGGAACACCAAACAAACGTCCAACATAACCATTGATCATTACATCATTCTGTGCATTGCCCATATTTGGGTTTTGGAATGTTGCTGTTAGGTCATCTTTTAGGTCATATGCAATGAAAGGATGAACAACAAGTGCAATGTCGTCTGCTGGAACTGAGGCTGCACGTAATTTAGCAACTGCTTGCATTACTTTTGCGGCAGTTAGTGCTGAGTCTTCATCGCCAACTGTGTTTGTTGTAAAACCTGAAAAAAGAGCAGCCAAATCTGTGTCTACTTTCTTTGCAATTGCTTCACCAAATAAACGTCCAATGTCACTTACAACATTGCTTGCACTTGATGCAACAGCAAGGTCAGTAACAATAGATGTGATACCAACACTGCCAATTGTTACAGTTGTGCCATCTGTGGCAACCTGTGTGTTAGCAAGTGCTGTTCCTTCTGTGATTGCACCAGCTGATTCTACTGGGTATCTTGGGATTGTGACTGTTTTTCCCTGTCCTGCAGGTAAAGTCACTCTTTTCACCAAATTTGAAATTACTGAACGCTCACTAGCAACAAACATTGCTTCTGCAGTGATGGCGGGCAGTAAATCATTTAGGGTGGTGGAAGTTGATTCATTAGCCATTTTTAACTCCTATGTATTATCTGGCAATGCCCGGTGCTGTCTTGCGATACTCGCGATAGGCCCGAACATGTTCTGGATTTTTAAAATCCAGCGTGGTTAAATCTAGTGGTTGGCCAGTGTTGTTTTCTCGAACATTGCTGGTTGTGCCACTTCCTCTTGGAGTTGCAGTTACAAAGTGTGGGTTCTGTTGGAGAAATTCGTTAACCAAGTCTGACATTGTCATTGGGTCTCCTGAATCTCCATAGCGTGTTGTGCCATTTGAGTCAATTACTTCAACTTCACCTGATTCGGTCATACGCACTTGATCTTTTACAAGGCTTACCACCTGTTGTGGGTTGATTGCTCGTGCTTGACTGGCAATATTCAACATCGCACCATCAACTTTGATTGTGTGCAATTCCTGTTGCAAATTTTGAATGACTGAGTCCTTCTTTGTGACTGTTTCTTTGAGGATGTTGTCAAATTCTCCTCTACGTTTTTGTCCTTCAACTTTGCGTGCCTCTTCGGCTTCTAAGAGTTCATTGTAGCGTGTTACATCGATGTTTTCAAACTTGCGTTCGAATTTCTTACGCTCTCTCTCAACTCTATCAGCAACAATTTTATTGACTTCTTCTTGTGTCAATGTTCTTTCTGTTGCTTCTGCCTGGCTTTGGTCTTCAGAGACGCCAGTTGTCTCCACAGTTTCCTGAGTTTGTTGGCTTTCAGTTTCCATGTTTATTTTACCTCTTCATGAGTGTTGCCTGCACGTTGCAGTATATCTTACTATTTAGCGGATCGCAGTATTACTTGCTTTTTCCGCCCTTACGCTTTTTTGTTTTTCTCATCATCTAGCTCCTGGTCTGATTGAAGTCTTTTTGGATGCACATAACCTACAAATTCACCAGTTGTTAAACCAATCAATGTTGAGGGCACATCATCTCCGTGATAACCCCTGTTGACCAACCAACTGCCAACAAGGTCATTGTCTACTGTGTGGTCGTGATACACAAAAACAGTAGGCAAACTGTTTGCAATTACACCTTCAAGACTTTCCAACACAAACAGTGTTCTAGGTCCTGCGTCAATCTTGATTAAATCTGTTTCGTAGTAGATTCTTTCGTTGGGTGCAATCAAAACATGTTCTGGCACTACCACGCGATCGAGTGGATCAAGTTCAAGTCTATCCACTCTCACCGGATGTCGAGTGCTCATTCTGTAATTTGCAATGCTTAGATCAATGATGGTTCTGTCTATGTCAACACTGACTATGTGATTGGCGATTTTGCTTAGCCACATTAGACTTCTACCACGATCTTGTCCTACATCAATGATGTAGCGATATTCTTCGGGTATTGGTTTACCTCTAAGTATTTCTAGCATCTGCTCATACGCTCTATGTGGTCGTTCTCGCCAACTAAAACAAGGCCAGGCCGTGCCTTTTGGCGTCCACTGCCAACCTTCTGCGGTTTTTTTGGCTTGTAATAATCTAGTCTCACTCATTGCGATTGTTGATCATATCAATATAGCCACGCAACATAACATCTAACAGTTCTGGATGCAGTTGTTTAATTTGATCTTCGGTATAACCCTCTGATAACATTGATCTCATATGTGATTCCAGTGTAGCATCTGTGACTGGTTCGTGTGTTAGTTCTGTGACTGCGGTCTCATCTACTATTTGACCTAATTCGTGTGGATCACTTACCAATAGTCCGGCTAACTGTCGTTGTATTTCTTCTCGTAAGCGTGGATTGGTTGAAATATCGTTGCTTTTTATCAATATTTCTAGATCATTTGCTCTATCTCTGGCATTAAAACTGTCTGGATAGTCAATGGTTCCAGTCCATTCTGTGTTCTGCCATTTTGCCCATAGTTCCATCAACTGTTCTTCACACAGTTCTAGATTGTCTGCTTTTTCGCTGAGCTTGGCATTTAGAATTCTATTTTCTGTTTCAAGTGCTACTCCGCTCATGGTTCTTGCTTCAGTGGCTCTAACACTGCCAACGGCGGCAATTGTGTTTATTGAACGCACTAGATCAGAGATTGTGCCTCTTACACCATCTAAGCTGGCACTGTCTGGTTGCAGTAGATATGGACGCAAGCCTGGATCCATGTTTTCTTCCATTTGGATGATGGCTCCTGGTCCTGCACCAGCTTGCACACTTTGAGTTTTTACTAGGCTCGGGTGATTGGCAAGTCTGATAATCTCAATCATTTCACTGGTGTGATCATAGATTGTTCTGTTGAGTCTTGCAATGTCGCCTAGCTCGCCAAGTCCTATGCCTGGTATGCCGGATCTAGCATTGTAACAACACACTGCTGGCACTGAGCCTATTGGATTTTCCATTGCATATATCAATCTTACCCGGTCATCAGACATTTCATATACTTCAATGGATTCTTTGGTGAACACTCTAATTCTGTGACTTTGACCAGTAGGTTCTTCTACAATTTTTAGATATACCAATTCTACTTTGCCATTGGGTTGGCGTGAGAACTGCCAATCCATCACATTCATTGGATTGTAAAGACTGAGATAAGGACGTATGCCCAACTCTGATTGTTGTTGTAGTGTTTCTGCAGGTTCACTGCTTTTGTCCATTATGATCCAGGCATGTCCAAACGTGCTTGCAGTGATATCTACTTGACGCATGAATTGATTTAGACTGCGTCCTTCCATGTCTGCGTCTTCCAAGAAGTCTTCAAACACAGGATTGTTGTTCCATGATCCAACATCACGTATTGGTGGATTTGCATAGATGAAACTGTTGTATAGATGCACTATGGTTTTGCAGTGGTTGTCATATGGAGTGCTGTCTAGTCTGCCATAGTAGTCTTCTTCGCTTTCAAACAGATAGCGAGTTAGGTATTGTGCTTTTTGATAGGTTGGTCCGCCTACATAACTGTGATGTAAAAAACGCCACTCAGCGGCATGCTTATCATAATCTGGATGCGTTTTCTTAAATTCTTCCGCTGTGGTAATCATTGCCTGGTATTCCTCTTATTGTATTTAACTGGTTCTAACTGACCAACGTCCCAAAGGTTCTTGTGTGCCACGTTCTGCGACGATTGGATAGATTGCACTCACAAGATAGCCAAGACTATCGTTCATGTGATCGTGTCCTGAATCTTTGTCAGGAACTACCGTGCCAGTTTTATAGGTTTGTTTTGCCAAACTGTCGTGTAATCGTCGACAACTTGGATCAATCCACAGTCTGCGTTTGCCTTCACTGTTGCATAGCAAACTGTTAACACTGTTGATTCTGTCTTTAACTGGCAAATGGCGTCTTGGATACACACATCTTATGCCAGCATTTTCTAATATGGT